ATAAATACGCGTAACTTTGATGCATTTACAACTCCAGCACCAGTTCCTTGGTATGTTAATGACTATCCATCGGTGATTCCAGTAGGGGAGATTAATTCGTCATTATTACAAGCAACAAAAAATGTACTATAAAACTATTTCACGATACGCTATCTTCGTAGATAATGAATTATAATTAGACGGGAGAAGTAATGGCTACAGCTACGTTGCAAGCAATACGGGATAAGGTAAGGCGATTAACACAGTCTCCTTCTACGGCACAGCTTTCAGTTGCTGATTTGGATGAGTATATAAATACATTTATTGCATATGATTTCCCAGAAACGCTTAGGTTATTTTCTCTTCATAGGCCAGTAAAATTTAGCTTAGAGCCAAATGTTGATACCTATACTATAGACTCCGTTCTTGATGATATAGACGAGTATATTACCTTTAATCCTCCTCTTTATATTGCTGGGTTTAAGTCATTTTATTCGCAGTCAGAAGAAGAGTTTTATAATTTATATCCATTTAATAATTCTATTCAAAGTACAGGGTTTACTGGCGATGGAGTAACAACTAACTTTGCAGGAACACTTTCATCAGCTCCTGTTCTAAGGGGAGATGTTGCATTTACTTCAAGAGATGCAGCGAATGACGGCTTAATACTCAGAGATGCTGCATCAGACGGGGTATTGTCTGGAGATGGAACAGGAACAATAAACTATGTTACTGGTGCGTATACACTTGCATTTTCTTCGCCTCCCTCAACAGTAATTAATTCTCAAACAGTTCCGTATCAAGCTTCCCGCCCAACTGCTATGTTATACTTTAATAATTCATTTACCTTTAGGCCCGTTCCAGATCAACCATATGTAGTACAAATAGAATCATTCGTACGCCCAACAGAATTATTAGCGGGTGGAGATATTCCAGAATTAGAGCAGTGGTGGCAATACATAGCATATGGTGCAGCAAAGAAGGTATTAGAAGATAGAATGGATATGGATACTGTTCAAATGATCATGCCTGAATTTAATAGGCAAGAAAAAATGGTATTACGAAGAACAATTGTTCAACAAACAAATGAACGAACTGCTACTATTTATTCTAATCTAGAAAGCGGGTCAATTGGATCAAATAATTTTGGGAGTTCGGTATAATGACTTTGCTTGCTCCTGATATGAAAGAGTTGGTAGACTCCTATATTTTATATTCAAAGAAAAAAAACATTTCTCGTGAAAAGTCTATGCTTTTTCTGTGCAAAGCGCTAAAAAGTTGTGCAAAGATAAAAGAACATGAAAATAAGTTACGAATAGGATAAATTTATGGCGTACAATAACTCGATCCCGCAGCCGACAGACAGAATTAAGGCTTCTCAAAATGATATTTTAAATAACTTTGCTGCTATAGATACCGTTGTAAGTGTTGACCATGTAACATTTGACGATCCTTCAGGGAATCAAGGAAAGCATAATACCGTATCTCTTCCTAATTATGATGGTGCAGCTGCAAGCCCAACAGCCGCTGCGGATGAAATAAAATTATTTACAAAGGCGGTAAGTGGAATAACACAGCTTTTTGTGCTTCCTGAAACAGGAGACACAAGTACCGCGGAAAGAAATATTACCTATGCAAATCGAACTGCAAAAGGTGAAACAATGTTGCCTTCAGGCATTAGGCTTCAGTGGGGGAATGATCAAACTCCAGCAGGAGGCACTGTAAACGTGACGTATCCTTCTGCTTTTACAAGTGTATTTGGGATATATCTAACAGTTGAAGTTTCGGCAGGAGGCGATCCTTTGGCTCCAGATGACGCATTTGTTCGCGTATATCAATTTGGGGTTGCTGATTTTGATGTTACTGCGTGGGATTATTCAGGCGCACTTGGAGCAAGACAACCAGCAGCAACGTTTTTTAGATGGTTTGCTGTAGGGATATAACATGGCAAAAACCCAACGATTTCTAATTGCTCCAATTGATACAGGCCTGCAAAACAATGTAAAGCCATGGCTAATTCCAAATGACGCATTTGAAACATTAAAAAATGCATACACATATCGTGGGCGAATTAGAAAAAGATTTGGATCTCGGTTAATGGATCAGTCAGTTGATAATCCACAACTAGCGTCACGATTGAGGGTTGAAATAGGAACAACCGATGGCTCTGGAAATTTAGGGGCAACCGCTGTTCCTGGGATAATTCAAAAATCTGGTCAGATGTTTTCTTGCGGAGATGTTTTTTTTACGGTGTATCAAGACGGAGCTACATTGTCCGGCGCTCCAACAAGAGCAACAACGGCAACGGGAACATTTACTTTTGCAGGGCCTACATTTGCAATAGCAGGAGGAGACGCGACTATTGCCACAACTGCAGTTTATTTTTATCCAGCAGAGCCGGTTATGGGTCTTTTAACGCTTGAAACAAACCAAATAAATGACGATCAAATAGTTGCATTCGACACCCAGTTTGCATATGAATATATTGCAGGAGGATGGCAGCGTCTTGCCACAGGAACAGCTACGTGGACTGGTGACGATTCTCAATTTTTTTGGGGAACCACCTATTACGGAACTGTTTTATCCGATGAGAGATTTTTTGTCGTTAACTATAATGCAGCAGATGGAATAAGGAATTTTGATGTTTCTACTACTACGTGGGCAACAGTTGCGTATGTAACAACAGGAGCTGATACTCTCAATTCTTCAAAAATAGTCATTGTTTTTAAAAATAGACTTTTGGCGCTTAATACATTAGAAACAGTTGGGGCAGTAGCTACTACCTTCCAAAACAGATGCAGATACTCACAGATTGGAGACTTGGTAAGCGCAGCTAACACCTTTTCTGAATCTGCTGGTAGGGGTGGTTTTCTTGACGCTCCAACAAAAGAAGCAATTGTAAGCGCTCGCATTATAAAAGATAGGCTTATTGTCTTCTTTGAGCGAAGTACCTGGGAGCTTGTATATCAAGGCAACCAAATTGAACCGTTTGCATGGCAAAAAATAGATTCTGAGCTCGGAGCTGAGTCTACGTTTGCTTCAGTTATTTTTGATGGAGACATTGTTGGTGTTGGAAATGTTGGTATTCATGCATGCAACGGTGCCTACGTAAAAAGGGTTGATGAAAAAATCCCTGAACTTGTCTTTGATGTTCATAATGAAAGCTCTGGTGTAGAGCGAGTTTACGGTATAAGAGATTTTGAGGCAGAAACAGTTTATTGGACATTCCCACAAGCAGGCCGAGCAGAAGCTTCAGAAAACCCTAAATGGCCGAATCAAGTATTAGTATTTAACTATAGTAATGGCTCGTGGGGAATTAATGACGATACTATTACCTGTTTTGGGTATTATCAATTGCAAGATGACTTAACCTGGGCTTCTATTACAGAAACATGGGAAGGTTATGATGAACCATGGGTAAGTGGCGATTTCCAAGCGCTTACACGTTCAGTGCTTGCCGGAAATCAAGAAGGATTTACTTTTATTGTAAATAAAGACCTTGCAAGAAACGCTCCTGCTCTACAGATAACTGATATTGCTCTTTCAAGCGGAGCTATTCAGCTTACTGTTATAGACCATAACTTTATTGCTGGAGAATTTATACGAGTTGAAGATTGTATTGGGAATACCTTTTTAAATGACACTAACTATGAAATTACAAAAATAGTAGATACTGACACCATTGAAATAGTTGAGCCATCTTTTTCAATTTCTCCAACGTATCTCGGAGGAGGAACTATAACACGAATAAGTAAAATAGACATTCGAACAAAAGAATTTAACTTCTTTGTTAAGGAAGGGGTAAACCAATTTGTTCCACGGGTAGATTTTCTTGTTGATAGAACAGGAGATGGAGAAATAACTGTAGATACGTTTGCTTCTTCTTCGCAGCTTCCTCTGCAGACGTTCAACCTTGAAACCACTCCATACGCATTATACCCTCTTGAAGAAACTCAAGATAGATTATGGCATCAAATTTATCCTCAACTAGAAGGAAGTGGCGCTCAGTTAAGAATTTATTTAAGCGATGAGCAAATGTTAGATTTTAACATAATACGAGCAGATTTCCAATTAAATGCATTTGTATTTCATGCTCTGTCAAGTAGTAGTAGGTTGCAGTCATAATCTTTGCTTTGTGAGATGAGTTAAGTAGTATAAGTGTAACGACGTCTTTGCGAAGTTGTTTACTTCTATCTCTCTTCTTTGGCCACTATAAAACATCAGACTTGTAGTGGCTTTTTTATTCTACAATCCATTCAAGGACGACGTATGTTGTTGTATATCCTGATCTA